CTTTTTTTATGCGATTTTTTTTATTATATTTGTATTCGGTATCTAAAATACCTCTAATAATAAATATATGGATAAATTAAAAAATACTGCACCCTCCGATAAGGTTTTATACCTAGTTCGGGGGGTGCCTTGACCGGGATCAGGTAAAACTACATTTGCAAAACAATTGACGGCAAACGTATTCGAAGCCGATCATTATTTTTATGATAATGATGGTAATTATAATTTTGTTCCCTCAGAAATAAAAGAAGCACATAAAGAATGCCAAGAGTTTGTTGGACATGCGATGACATCTAACGTTCAAAAAATCGCAGTATCCAATACCTTTACTCAAGAATGGGAAATGGAACCATATTTTGAACTTGCAAAAGAACATGAATATATGGTCTTCAGTATTATAGTAGAAAATCGTCATGGAAATACCAACCAACACGGAGTTCCTGAAGATAAAATAGAACAAATGAAAAATCGATTCCAAATTAAATTAGTATGAAATTTGATGATATATTAGTAACAGGGAAAGTTTGGGTTACCTCAGATATTCACCACAGTCACAAAAATATTTGTCGAGGTGTGACAAATTGGAGAACTCAAGACGGACAAATTCCAATCAACTCTACAAGGGATTTTCAAACAATAGACGAAATGAATGACGTATTGGTAAATAACATCAATTCAAAAGTTGGACAATACGATACGTTTATAATGTTGGGTGACATTAGTTTTGGTGGATTTGAAAATGTTGGAAAGTTTTTAGATCGTTTAGTTTGTAAAAATATTCACCTTGTGTTAGGAAATCACGATCATCACATACGAAACAATCAAGAAAATATTCAAGAAAGATTCAGTAGTGTATCTGATTACTTACAAGTTAAAATCTACGGACAAAACTTTGTGATGTGTCATTATCCCTTTTCAAGTTGGAACGGACTTAACAAAGGTGTAATCCATCTTCATGGACACATACATTCAGGGTATAAAAATAAATTCGGTAATGGTAAAAAAATGGATGTGGGAGTTGATGGAAATAATTATCACCCATATAGTTTAAGTGAAATTGTGCATATGATGGATCGAATACCAATTAGTTCTGAAATAGATAATGATCACCATTTAGATAATTTAGTTGGGATTGTCGGCTAATTTAATTACCTTACGCCGACTAAGGTTTAGTATTTTACATGATTGTAGTATTGAACCATATTTCACACCGTCAATCGTTATCTGTATTGCAAGAGGGTGTTCTTCACCCTCTTTGAATGAAGATTTATGTTTAACTCCATACCACATATGATCTTTACCTGTTTTATATTCTCTTTGCCCTATTTTTTTCCTTGTTTCTAAATCGTGTTTTTTACCGTAAAATGGGTTTTTTTCACCCGAAAAGTCTGCGTGGTTTTTATTAGGTGAACCGACTTCACCACCTCCTGTTGAGTTATATCCTAATTTATATGAATCGTATTGATTAATAAAAAAAACTTCTTTCATTAACGCTTCATTTTTGTCTGAACACTCATAAAGTAAGTCAATAGTAAAATTATCCAAACCATATTTCAGTATGGCTCTTGCAAATTTGTTATTGACCATTGAATTTTTTTTGGCATTCCTGAAATGTGTAGATAATCTATGTTTTAATGAATGTTTTGTATACCCAATATAGATTTTATCATTAACCAATGACTTTATTATATAAACTTTATATTTTTGCACCATTGTAGTAATTAATTAATAGATTTTCAATTAATTTTGATTTGTTTATTAGACTATCTTCCATTTTTTTATTAATATTTGGAGATAATGTGATTGAAATTTTAACTCTTTTATCTTCTTTATTTAATTTTTTTCTCATATATATAAATATCTTATAAATTGAAAAAATACTACTTTTTAAAAAAAAATACGACATATTTATTATTATGAAAAATATTTTAATCACCGAAAGTCAATTGAGACTTATTACTGAAGCATTAGGGGTTCCCGATAATATTTTGGATGCTGCCGATATGTTATATGATATTGTAGAGCAAGACATAAAATCAATAAACACCATTCAAGACGATTACACCTTTGATGGAGAAATTAACTTTGAATTGGGAGATAAGAAAAAAATAAAAATTGATTCATATGAACTTAAAGTTAATATTGAAGAGATTGAAGATGAAGAAGGTGTCTTAGATATTATTTCTATGGGAACGGGAGGTGGTTTTGGGTTTAACAGGGATAACTTCATGAAAGAAAACCAACCATCAACAAAATTAGAATTGAGTATAACTTTTGCTGTTGGTGAAAATTGGTCACCCGAAGGTCTTATTGATAAAATGGAAGAAGAAAGAGACGATCACGTTTCATCTTTAGCTCATGAAATAAAACACAAATACGACAAACAATCAAAACAATTTGGTTTGATTGGTCCTGACGCCGAATATCAAGCAACACAAAGAAGAGGTAATTTTGGAATACCGGCAATTGATAGGGTATTTTATAGGTATATGTATTATATCCATGCAATTGAAAACCTTGTTAGACCAACGGAGGTTGCCTATTCGTTGAAAAGAAAAAATATTACAAAATCACAATTCAAAGAATTTTTAGAAAATAATAGAGTTTATAAAGAGTTAGTTGAAATCAAAAACTTTACATTTTATGATTTTATTTTACAATTAAAAGAACAAGAAGAAAGATTGGACAAACTTTTAGAACATGTAAATGAGGATCCATCAAACATGACTATTGACGAAAAAATAAATCGGGTTTTGGAGCTTGTCTATATTGATTTGGTAAATAATAAAATGCAATTGTTTGTTACAATGACAGAACACGCTATGGATGACTTTTTAAGATTTGGAGGACAACTTGGTTTATTACCTTCAGGGGCTGAAGAAAAAATTAAAGCGTTAGAAAAGACGGATGAGATCAGACAAAAGTTTTTATCTCAAACAATTAAATACGAAAAAAACCCAACTAAGTTTTTTGAGGTTGAATTTGAAAAATTTCAATATGTAGCAAACAAAATGTTAAAAAAAATATCAAAACTATATGATATGGCAAAAGACGATGAACAACCTGTTAGTGAATCAATTTTAAATTGGAATCTTCATCAACAAATAATGGAAAAAAAATATGGTAAAAGAAAAATATCTACAACTTATGACTACAAAAATTTTAAATAAAATAATTTTAATTTTATTATCAACCTTTCTAATTTCTTTTGTTTCTTCAGATCCAACTGAATATAAAGGTAAGGCGACCTATTACGGACAACATTGGACTGGAAGACTTACAGCATCAGGAGAAAGGTTTCATGCCGATAGTCTGACCGCGGCACACAAACACTTCAAGTTTGGAACAATACTGAAAGTTAAAAACTTAAATAACGATTCGGTATGTTATGTTAAAGTTAATGACAGACTTCCAAAATCATCATCAATTCTTATTGATCTTAGTTACGGAACAGCAAAAAAACTTAATTTTCTTAAAAAAGGAGTTATTTCTGTTGTTTTAATACCTGTTGATACCGTAAAAATCAAGAAATAATAAATCAAAAGTTGGTTTTGCTCAATAGAGTTAAATTAATATATTCTTATTACGTATTTCTTCATATTTATTAGTAGTCTCGACCGGCCCATGGTAGATGGGGGTTTTCTAAAAAAAGAATTCTTCAAGTGAGCGTTAAATTTACTAACCTAAATTCGCACGCAATGAAAAATTTTTTATTATCAATTTTTGTTTTTTTTACAAGTTTCGTCATTTCCCAATCTTGTACTCATCAAATATATCTTACTGATACATGGGGAGATGGATGGAATGGTGGAAGAGTTTCTGTTTCTGTTAATGGATTAACGGTATTGACAAACATAACCCTTAATTCAGGATTAGGACCTGCAATATTTAACTTTACTGCGTCATCAGGTCAAATAATTAGAGTATGGAGAACAACGGCAGGAACATATCCATCTGAAATGAGAGTTCAAATTAGAAATAATACAGGAACAATTCTCTTAAATACTATACAACCAACAACAGGAAGTGCAACATCAGGTGGTTATACTTGTATTGGTAGTTGTTCAGGTGGTGGTGGTGGTGGTTGTGTAAATCTATATGCTTATGGATCATTAACAGCACCATCAGTTCCGGGACCACAAACAATTAGTACTTGTACATTTCAATCAGAATATAATACAATTTTTAGTGTAGTTTCAGGTAGACAATATAGATCAACATATAATTTGGGGGGTTATATTACCGTTAGACACACATCTTATAATGGAACGGTAGTTGCTGCAGGTTTTTCACCATTAACTTGGACCGCACCAATTTCAGGAACATATTACATTCACTATAACACAAACTCATCTTGTGGGACCTCATCTTCCTGTGGAACTTCTACCATTGAATGTTTATCTTGCTCAGCACCCGCAGCACCATCAAATGATTTAGTATGTAACGCGACCAACATTAACTGCGGTCAAACAATTGCTGGAACGACCGTAAACTCCACAAACACAGGGACAGGTGAAATGGGTGGTTTTTGTGGTGTTAGTCAAACAACTGGTGGTGTTTGGTATGTAGTTACAGGAAACGGACAAAATATGACCGCTAATTTATGTGCGACCGCATGGGATAGTAAAATATCAGTATTTAGTGGTCCTAATTGTTCATCACTAACTTGTATTGGTGGGAATGATGATTGGGGTCCTTCATGTTCTAGTTCATCCGCTTCATTTTCATGGACTTCCACGGCTGGAACAAATTACTACATATTAGTTCATGGATACAGCTCAAATAGTGCATTTCAATTAGGATTACTTTGCTCAACTCCGGCACCGGCTAATCCAACTTCAATAACACAAACAGCTAATCCTATATGTGCCGGTAATTCTACTACACTTATAGCAAATGGATCAATAGGTACGGTATATTGGTATACCACTGGATGTGGAGTAACTCAAATAGGAACCGGTAATTCTATAACGGTTTCGCCAAATGCTACAACTACATACTACGCAAGAAATTTTAGTGGAGGACTTTTTAGTAATGGTTGTGTTTCTACTGCCGTAACGGTCAATCCAACACCTAATGTTTCAGTTACACCCGTGAGTAATACTATTTGTTCAGGGACTAATACTCAATTAGTTAGTTCGGTATCTGGACTTCCTGCAGGGTCAACACCAACATACACTTGGACACCATCAACAGGTTTGACAAATCCATCAGCACCAAGTCCTTTTGCGTCACCAACAACAACACAATCTTATCAACTTTCTGTATCGTTTAATGGTTGTTCCAACTCAACATCAACAACAATAAATGTTAATCCGTCAGTGGGATTTGTTTCAACGGTATCGGGAAATAATACAATAATTGCAGGAACACAAGAAAGTTATTCTATTACACCAGTTGCAAACGCAACTTATCAATGGGCATACACCGAATCTATTACAGCACCATTTTGGATAAACATACCAAACTCAAATACACCATCAATATCTTTTTATTGGCCTCAAACAACAACAGATGGATCGGTTAGAGTTACGGTTTCAAATTCATCAAATTGTGGGACACAAGTTAGATTTATGAACATTATTACAAATGGTGCATTACCTGTTGAGTTATTATCATTTGATGGATCTTGTAATGAAAATATCATATCTTTAGAGTGGAAAACAGCAACCGAACATAACTCAGACTATTTTGAAGTTGTAAAATCAAGGGATGGTATTAATTGGTCTTCATTAACAACTTTGGAATCTGCCGGTAACTCAACTCAAGAATTGACATACAATACAAAAGACGGGAATGCAATTGATGGGAATAACTATTATAAATTATTACAATATGATATTGACGGACAATTCAAAGAGTATGGACCAATAAATGTTATTTGTAATGGAAATACAAAAGGTTACTTTTCAATATTTCCAAATCCAAGTTCAGGGGACTTTCAAGTTATATTAAACAACAAACAACTAATTGGTACTGGAAGTTTAATTGTTAAAGATTCTAAAGGATCTGTGGTTTATTCAAAAGAAGTTAAAATAACACAAGGTATCAATTTGTTTAATGTGTCAGATATACACCTTACATCAGGTATTTATTATGTATCAATAATCACAGATAATAATTCAACTGAAACCCTCAAACAAGTAATTAGATGATAATACTATTTCTTTTCTTATTAGTATTTTTCATGTTAGGATTTTTTTTTATTGATCTTTGTGAAACACTTCATTTCATGTTGGTTGAAAATAAAAATCTGACCATTTGTATTTTTTTTATTTCATTTGTGTTGATCTATTATTTTCTTTATGATTATGTTTTATTTCTAATTTATTTTTTTTCTGATCCAAACATCTTTAATTAAAAAATATTTCTTATATTTGTTGTTATAAACTAGTAAATTAAAAATATGAAAAAGGTGTCTTTTGCGGATGATTACTTTAAATCTAAATTCGGTTCATATGACTATGTTCTTTTGGATGGAACTCGTTTATATGAATACAATAAATGGTCAAATAATATAAAAACTTTAGAGCGTGAAAAAATACGAATCACAAAACTCAATCCAGAATTGGGTGATAGATTAGTAATCGTTAAAACACAGATACGAGATTTATAATTTATTGTTTATAACAATTTATATTTTTTCAATTTTATTTATTATATTTTTTTGTTTGATATATAAAAGTATTATATATTTTTTTAATTTTTTTTATCACTCTCATTTTTTTCAATCAAATTAATTTCTTATCTTTGTTTTATGAAAAAACCTTGTAAGGAATGCCCGCACCTTATTCGTAATCATCATAATAATATGATTGTGGAGTTCGGTAATAGAACTGGTAAGAAACACAATTGTCATATGACAGAAGGTGTAAAAGATTTATGGAATGTTAAAAATGAAAAATTAGAATGTTATGGATCAAGAAAAGATAGAAACTAAATTTGGAACTTATTATGTTGAACCAGAAACAAGCACAAAGAAAACTGGCGACAAGATCAAGGTATTCGTAGAAAGATTAAAGAAAATTGGAATTGATGTGAAACTATCAGGAAACTATCCTTGGGTTTACATTACTGAAATCAATGGAATTAGAGTGACCGAAAAATTTGATGGTAATCACGGATTTACTATAATATTTCTACCGGTAAGAAATGATTCACCACCTTCAGAATTTACAGACATTAAAGAAATATTCAAGTTAATTAGAAAATATAAAAATGAAAAAGTTTAGATTACCAAGAAAGACAAAAAAGAAATTGAAACAAGATTTCTACACTTATCCAAAGAGTGAAAGAGATACTTATTTAGTTGCTTGGCCATATAAATATGAAGAAGATTATATGGCATACAAAAAAGGATTGTTAAGAGGTTTAAAAGAAGAATCAAAAAAAAGATTAAAAGATGAAAGAAAGGGAGATGATTTACGGAGTGTGTGATAAGACAGGATCTTGTGATTCGTATTTTGGTTTTTTTAAGACCAAAGAAGATGCAATACACGAAGTTGAGATACAATCAAAACGACTCAAAGAAGATTTGGGTATGATGGATATTGAAATAAAATCAGACCGAGCTTTGGTTGAAGGTAAGTTAGTAATAGTTATTCACCAGTATGTTTTAAGGTGATGAGAAAATATATTATCGTATTTTTAAGTGCTGCAGTTCTTGAGATCGGTAGCACTTTTTATATTAGTGTGGTATCAGATAAGAACTATCTTGGTATGATGTTTTTTGCATTCATTGGACCATTTCTATCATTACCATTTGTGGGGTTTATGGTGGAGTCAAAAACATGGAAAGAAAGATTGAAATTAGCCCTATGTTCAGGACTTGGATATTTGATTGGCTCAATAATAACAATTATATTTTTTGAAATACTAAAATAAAATGATTAATCCAAAAGGAAAAAAATTAGAGAAACTTTTATTTGGAATCTTTGACGAGGCCATACAAGGGGTTGATACATATAACCATAATGGTAATTTGTGGTTGATTTTCACTGATGAGATGAGGTG